CTAGGCATCATCGGTTAGTTCCGGCGGGAGATCGCCGGCCGCGTACTTCTTGAGCAGAGCCTCAACCCGGGGCATGTCCCGAGCCCCCATGCCCGGCGCATGGACGACAACGACGGTCGCCTCGTCACCGCTCGCGCCGAGCGGATCGCCAGCCACGGCCCCGCAGTACTGCATCGCCGCAGCAAGGCGCACTCTGCGCTCGTCACCCCCTATGGCTCTTGAGACGGCGCCGGCAATCCCCGGCAGCATGTGTATCGGCTGATCATGAGCAATCCGGTGCAGGGTCGTGTATCCGACCCTCGTCTGCGTCGCCGGGTCGACGGCACGCTCAGCGAGCTTGCGGTATGAGAGTCCCGTCTCTTCCTTCGCTGCGCGCAAGAGGTCCCCGAAGGGGGTGCCGTAAGGCCAACGCTCGTCCGTGTCGGTCAGCGACACGCTCTCACTCCCACTCCGTTGCAGAATTCGAACACTTCTCATCTAAGCAGCCATCACCCGGAATCGCGGCAGCCAAAGTTCGTTGACGTGCGTCTCACCAGACTCTTACGGTTGCAGTGTTCGAATTCTGCAACAGCAGGGGTCAAGCGCCACAGGCACTCTAGGGCCCCGACTGTTCGAAATGTGGGACAACGGGGGAAGAGTGATCGCGCACAGCGAAATCACAGGATCGAAGGTTTCCGGGCGCCCCGGCGCCGTTCGATACGCCCTCGCCCCACAGCTACGGAGCGCGCCAAGCGCGCCAAGCCACAGCGTGAGGAGAGACAAGCACGTGAGCCCTGTCGAGTTCGTCGGTCCGCCGCCCAAGCAGCGCAACACCAAGCACACCCGGATCGCGAACAGCCTGCGCCTGCACCCCAAAGAGTGGGGAGTCGTCCGTACACCGGCCACGTCCGTACGTGCAGCGTCCGCCGCACAGGCCATCCGGAGCGCGCGCCTGCCGGCGTACGAGCCGGCCGGTTCCTTCGAGGCGGTCGCCCGGACGGTCGTCGAGAAGAACGGAGACGTCGAACACCGCGTCTACGCGCGTTATGTCGGGGGCGAGCAGTGACTGCCGCCCCGCCAACCGCCGTGACGCCCACGGGCGTTGTCGTCGCGCCGCCCGGCCTCGACCGGGAGCAATGGCTCACGGTCCGCCGTACCGGCATCGGTGGCTCGGAAGTCGCCGCCGTCCTCGGGATGGACAAGCACACCTCGCCGCTTGAGGTCTACCTCGACAAGGCCGGCGAGCTGCCGCTCGACCGCCCGCGGAACCCGGACCTCGACGAGGCCGCGTTCTGGGGACTGGCGCACGAGCCCACGATCGCCGGCGTCTTCGCCGAGCGGTCCGGCCTGCGCGTCGTCGAGGGCCCCGGCACCCTCGCCCACATCGAGCGTCGTTGGATGCTCGCGAACGTCGACCGATTTGTGCTCGCCGAGGGCGAATCGGCACCGTCCAGCCTGTTGGAGATCAAGACCCGGTCCGCGTTCCAGCTCGACGAGTGGCTGCTCGGTGTGCCGGACGGTCCGGCGCTGCAAACGCACTGGTACCTCGCCGTGACCGGCTACCAGCACGCGCACGTCGCCGCCCTGCTCGGTGGCAACCGGCTGCTGATTCACCGTGTCGAGCGCGACGAGGGACTCGTCGAGCACCTCGTCGCACTGCTCGGGGAGTTCTGGCAGGGCGTGCTCGACCACCGGCCGCCCGCGGTCGACGGCTCCGAGGCGACCGAGGAACTGCTCGGCCACCTCTACGACGTCAAGGCCGACGCCGTGACGGTCACCGACCCGGCCGAGGTCCTGCCGCTGCTGGAACGCCGGCGCAAACTCAAGGCACGCGAGGAACGCGTCGCCGACGAACTGCGCGACGTCGACAACCGGTTGAAGGCGATTGCCGGCGAGGCCGAGATCGTCAAGACGCAGGGCACGGTCGCGTTCACCTGGAAACAGAACGGCCCACTAGCCACGAAGCGGTTCACCGCCGCGCACCCCGGCCTCGCCACGAAGTACACGCACCGCGTCGACGCGCTCGATACAAAGAGCCTCGCCGCCGAGCACCCCGACGAGTACCGGGCCCACCGTGCCCGACGCCTCGTTGTGCCCAAGGAGCCTGCCGCAGCGTGAGCACCAACCTTGCCGAGCGCGTCGCCACCAAGCGCACCGGCCGTACCGCCGCCGCCCCTGCCCACCGTCCCGCCCAACAGCCCACCCTCGTGCAGTTCGTGCAGCAGATGCGCCCCGAGATCGAGCGCGCGCTGCCCGCCCACGTCGGGGGCGCCGACCGTATCGCCCGCATCGCGCTGACCGAGCTGCGGCGCGTCGAGCACCTCGCCGAGTGCACTCAAGAGTCGTTCGCCGGCGCCCTGATGACCTGCTCGGCCCTCGGCCTCGAACCCGGCGGAGTGTCCGGCGAGGCGTACCTGCTGCCGTTCTGGAACAAGAAGGTCCGGGCGTACGAGGTACAGCTCGTCATCGGCTATCAGGGCATGATCAAGCTGTTTTGGCAGCACCCGCTCGCCGCCGGCCTCGACACGCACACCGTGTTCGAGGGCGACCAGTTCGACTACGAGTACGGCCTCGCCCCGGTCCTCAAGCACAAGCCGGCCAGCGGCAGCGCCAAGGGAGCGCCCTCGCACTACTACGCCGTAGCCCGCCTCGCGAACGGCGGGAACGCGTTCGTCGTGCTGGATGTCGACGACGTCGAGGCGATCCGCAAGCGCAGCAAGGCCAAGGACTTCGGTCCGTGGTCGACGGACTACGACGCCATGGCCCGCAAGACCTGCGTACGGCAGTTGTTCAAGCTGCTGCCGAAGTCCGCCGAGCTCGCGCGGGCCGTGGCGCACGACGAGACCGTGCGTCGCGATCCCTCGCCCGAGGGACTCGACACCCCCGGCGACTACATCGAGGGCGAGGTCGTCCGGCCGCCTGCCGCGCAGGGTGCCGAGCAGTCCTCGGTCGAGGACGTGCCCGAGGAGTTCGCCGGCTGGCCCGAGGCCGCCGAGCCGGCCGCCGCCGAGGCTGCCTCGCAGTGATCCGCCGGCCGGCCATCGCTTACCGATGCCGGCATTGGGACGGGAGCGGGCGCCGCTACTGCGGCACCCCGGGCGCCCGCCGCTATCTGACCGGCTACCGCTGCCCCCTCCACACTCCCGCGGCCCTCGCCGGCCGCCCCGAACCCGGCACACCACCACCCGGGAACGGCCCCAACTACCCCTAATTTTTCTAGGGGTTAGGGGTCGGTTCCTCAACCACAGTCGATATCAGGTGAGAGGAGCCGGCACGTCATGTCGTGGTTCAAGATCGATGACAACTCGCACATGCACCCGAAGTTCGTCGCGGCCGGCAACGCCGCTCTTGGGCTGTGGCTGCGTTGCGGCGCCTACTCCGCGCAGCACCTCACCGAGGGCCGCGTGCCGGGCATGGTGGCCAAGCAGTACGGGACTGCCCCGCAGGCTCGAAAGCTCGTGACCGTCGGGTTGTGGCACGCACGCGGGCACGGCTGTGAGCGCTGCCCGCAGCCGGCCGCGGGCGACTACGTCGTGCACGACTTCTTCGAGGGCGGGCGCAACGCCACCCGGGCGCAGGTCGAGGCCGCCCGTTCGGCCGCCGCGGAGCGCAAGGCCAAGAGCCGTGCGAATCAGACGCGAATCGTCGAGGAATCGTCCGCGGATCGTGAGCGAAACGCACACGGACCGACGCCGAATGCCGATCGAAACGCACCCCCGTTTCCGAAGGGAAGCGCAGGTCACGGCACCGGGTCACAGCGTGACGCCGTCGAGGCTGTCACAACCCCCCAAGCCAACACCAAGCCTTCCCCCTCCACTTCCTTCGGAAGTGGAGGACAACAAGCCAGCCCCGACGGTCCGCGGATCGCCGAGCCCGTACGGCCGCTCGTCGACGCCATGACCGCCGCCGGCATGGTCGTCTCGTGGGAGCTCACCCCCGCCGAGTGGGTCCTGCTGCAAGCCCTGATCGAACGCTGCGGTGTACAGGTCCTCGTCGACCACGCCGGCGGAGCCTGGCAGGCCGCCCGCTCCCGCGTGCGCAGCGCCCGGTACTTCCTCGCCGGCTGGCGCTCCCTGCCCTCGATGCCCGCCCACACGCCGGACGCCGGCCGCGGCCCCAACGTCGTTGCCCTGCACGGCTCGCGCCCCTCGACCACCGATCAGCGCGTGCGCGACGGCCTCGACCTCGCCGCCCGACTCCGTGAACAGGAGGCCACCCCATGACCCCGGCCGACGCCGCCGAACTGCTCACCCTGTGCGCCGCGTTCGACCGCCGCACCATCGGCGAATCCGACGCCCGCGCATGGGCCTACGCCCTGCGCGACATCCCGCTCGACGACGACACCCGAGACGCCGTCGCCGACCACTACGGCCGCACCGAGGCATGGATCACCCCCGCCCATGTGCGGAAGATCCGCACCGGCCTGCGTACGCAGCGCATCGAGACCGCCCACCCGGTCTACGACGGCCACCCCGACGAATCCTCGGTCGAGTTCACCGAGCGCCGCCGCGCCCAGCTCACCGCCGCGGCCGACGGCACCCTGCCCTCGCGCACGATCGGGCAGGCCCTCGACGCCGCCCCGCCGCGGGCAGTGCTCGCCCTCGCCGCCAGCATCGGGCGCAGCGTCCACGACGAGCCGCGCCCGTACGTCGCGCCGGAGACCCGCGCCGCCATCCGCAAGACGCTGCCCGGCCGCCGGGCCGCGCTCGTCGAGCTCGCCGTCGCCTGCCCCAATGAGCAGTGCCGCGCCGCCGTCCGCCGCCTGTGCAAGTCCTCGCGCGACGTCGAACTGCGTACCGGCGTTCACGGTGCCCGGCGGGACGCCTACGCGACCACCTACGCCACGTGCCCGGAGTGCGGCTCCGGACCCAGCGAGCCGTGCACCTCGGCCGAGCCGCACCCCGCCCGTATCCGTGCCGTACGGGAGGTCGAGGCCGCATGAGCCGTCGCCGCCACCACGCCCGCGAGACCACCCAGAACACCGAGGAGTACCGGGCAACGGCCACGTGGTCACACAACGGGCCGCCGGCGATCTGCCGGAACTCCGACAAGGCCCGCGTTCGTCGCCGCGCCGTCGAGTGGGCCGACCAGGGAGCGCACGTCCTCGTCGAGCGCCGCCGCCGCGGCCAGTGGCGCCACCTCGACACCCTCGACGGGCCGGCCCTGCGCCGAGCCGCGGTCGAGCAAGAAGCGGCCGAACGGTACGACCGCGTCGAGTCCCAACTAGCCGAGGAGACCGCCGCGTTCTGCGAGCGCGTCCTCGACGAGCACACCGAGGACGAGCAGCACTACCTCGCCCGCCTCATGGCCACCCCGCCCGCCCCGCGCGAAGTCCGCGCCCGACACACCGCCGGAGGACTCCGCCGATGACCCCGAACGCCGCCCGAGCCGCCCTCGCCGCGCACCTCACGGACACGCTCGAACTGCCGCCACACCGCGCCACGATCACCGCCTCCGAGCTGCTCGACCGCCTCACCGCCGAGGGATGGGAGATCAACACCACCCCGGCCGCGCGACCGGTCGCGCCTCGCGCGCGGGAGACCTCGCGCGCTCGGCGCCTCGCCGCTCGCCTGCTTCCTCACCGCGCACGCCCGAACGGAGACACCGCCCGATGAACACCCGTACCCGTATCGACTCTCGCCGAGGCCGGACGATCGCCCGCGAGGCCGAGCGCGACGCCCGTCGCGACCGCTTCCGGCTGCTGCTCGCCCGCGCCGACCGAGGCGTGCTCGCGCCCGAGGACTGCGCGCAGCTCCGCGCTGACGTCGAGGCCGAGGTCGCCGAGTCCGACACCCACCGGCGCAGTGCCGGCGGGCAACAGGCAGCAGCGATGCGGCTGCACCAGCGGATCGAGGCCGCCGAGGACGCCATTCGCGAGATCGAGGCCGAGCGCGACGAGGTCCGAGAGCAGCTCGCCGGCACGCACACGTGCAGTGGTTCTCCGTCAACACGATGAAACCCGCATTCATCCACTTCCGGGCCACCGCGAACACCGACAACCGGCTGATGAGCCAAGGGAGTTCGTGTGCGGCACGTCCGCAGCCACCGACATGCCACACACGAACCCACCGAACAGGAGCAGTGCCGATGAGCTACGCCCCCGCCGTACACGAGACCGTCGCCGCTCTGCGCTGCGTCCGGGAGCAGTGGGCCGAGCTGCTGCTCGCCATCGAGACGCCACCCGCGGACGTCTGGCCACCGCGGCAGCTCGCGCACACCCTGCGCGCCGGCGACGACGAGCCCCTCGTCGTCGAGGACCGCGCACCCCTGGTGCTGCGCGAGCACCCCGCCCCACTCAACCTCGACGCCCTCGACACCGGCCTCGCCATCGAGCGCATGGTGTTCGACCTCGCCGACACTCTCGCCGCCGCGGTCCAGCACACCAAGCAGGACGACCCCCGCCGTTGGGAGTTCCAGCACCCCGGCGCAGCGAACGCTCGACGCGCGGCCGGATCGCGGGCGCACGGGCTACACTTCGCTTCCGTGTGGATCGAGGGGCGCGTGCTCGACGAGGACACCGAGCCCGAGCAGCAGCTCGACAGCACCCCGACCGCTCCGCCGTTCGAGCCCCTGCCCCCGCACCTGCTGCACGAGGCACGGCGTACCGCGCGCATCGCCGAGGGCCGGCTGCTGCGCGCCCTCGGCCTCGACCAGCGCACCACTCCGCTACCCGACCACCCATGCCCGTACTGCGCCGGCGAGCTCACCCTGCACACCGGCCCCGAGCAGGCCCCGACCGTTACGTGCTCGACCGGGCCTGAGTGCAATGCGCCTGTACCCGTGGACGAAGATGGCCGGCGCTCGTGGGGGTGGAGCAATCTGGTCCTGCTGGTTAGCGCGCTCCACTCGGCGTAGTCGTACCCGCCAGACAGAACGAAGGCACCGGCGAGGTTCGCCGGTGCCTTCGACGCCCTCGGACTTCAGGCAGCGATGCGGTTCTTCTTCTTGTTCTTGTTCCACTCGGTCACGATGAGCTGGTAACACATGCTCACGCGGGACCCGGTGCCGCTGTGGTGCAGCCCGCCGTCGGTCGTCAGGTTACTGACCCTCGTGCGCCAGACGAATGCCGTGCCCTTCTTGCCCAGCTTCTCGGCGAGCTGAGCGTCGACAACATCGTCACCATGGCGGCCGAGGAACGTCCCAATGCCTCCCAACAACATGCCGTCCCACGTTTCCTTTGTGCGACCCCACGCCTCCTCGGCGACCGCGAGCGTGCGCTCAAGGATCTCCGGACCGTACTCGTCTGTGATGCGCAGAACGCCCGCTACCGCCCCCACGGTGTTAGGGGAGGCAGAACCCATGGACAGGCCCCGACGCTTGAGCGCTGATTCCGTAGCCGCGAAGAGAGGGAGCTCGGCCGTCAGGCCGATCCTGTACTCGTCCAGCGGATTGGGCTTGTTCGATTCCCTGTTCTTGATCAAGAACAGGATGGCTTCTTCCTGTTGGTTGAGGCCGTGATGCACCTCAGCCACCATCGTGGGGATGTCGGAGATCTCGCACACGTACCAACGGTGCATGCCGTCGACGATGTATCGATCCCCGTTCGCGCGCTGAGAGACGACGATCGTTCCGATCGCCTCGGGCACGAGGTTTGCAGCGATCCCCATCGCACGCTTCTTGTTCAGGGTGCGCTGGGCCTTGTCGTCTGTCTTGAGCTGGTCGACCGGGATCACGACACCGTAATCGACTTTGTGCTCCCGCAGCTCATACGGGTACCGCTTAGGCATAGGTCAGCCCTCTCTGCGCCGCGTCAAAGGGGAATGGGCACAAGGCCCAAGGTGGGTGGCGGTCGCAACTACACCGCATCAGGGCAGGGTTGCCGATGCACCCAGTTGACCGAACTTGCCCGAACATCGAGGCGGGTTGATCCGATTAAGCGAATTTCACACCATTCGATGTCGCATTCCGCCCCTCGGATGAACCAAGTTCACTGAAGTTCTTGTGAACTGGATTCACCCAAGGTAGCGTGAACCTCGTTCTGCCGGCCTCCACCCGGCACCCACTCACCACCAAGGGAGCAACCCCCATGGAGCTGATCACCTTCACCGCCGGCCGTACCTCCACCCCCCACCTTGGTGGGCTCGTCGACGGCGCCCCGCGCACCATCTGCAACACCGTCGCGCAGGGTCTCGTCGTGGTGGCCGCGGCCGGCGGGCGCCTGTGCCAGTCCTGCGAGCGGGGCGCGGCCGTCCTGCGCTCGCACGTGCTGCGCCCCGAGGTACGGCTGCTCGCTACCGCGCGCAGCACCAAGGCGGTGGGGCACTACCTGATCGAGGGCACGTCGGGCGCGTACTGCGGCGTGACCGTCGGCGAGGGCACCCCCGCGGGCGACCGCGCGTGCAAGGTGTGCGAGGCGCTGCGCGTGAAGGTGGCCGAGTTCGACCTCGCTTGGACGAGCAGCTTGTTCGGGTACGACGTCGAGGCCGACGCCCCGTACGACTGCGACGCGTGTGAGTGGGTCGGGCGGTACGCGCAGGGCACGGCGCCGGCGCGGCAGGAGTGGGCCGCGCACGAGGAGACGTGCCCGGCGTCCGCCGCCGATGTCGAGCAGCAGCTCGTCGTCGAGGACGTTGTCGCCACGTGGCGCGAGGAGTGGCTCACCGAGGGGCAGCAGACCATCGAGGGACTGCTCGACGAGCAAGGCGCCTTGTTCGTCTGACACCATCGGTCCGCCCCGGCAGCGCCAGGGCGGACCCCGTCGCAACTGGAGACATAAACCCGATGACCACCGACGAGCAGCAAATGGACGCCGACTCGCCTCGGGGGCGCCTGCTGGCTGGCGTCGCCGCGCTCGTTGACACGTTCGCGGCCGAGGCAGCAGACGAGCGCGAGCGGGAGGCCGCAGAACGCGCCGCCCTGGTGCACGACGTCGCCGCGCAGTACGACCCCGCGCGAACGGCTGCCGATGTCACGCTCGCCGAGGCTGGTCGCATCCGTCGGGCGTACAAGCTCGTCGAGGAAGCGACTCCGCGCCTGATCATCGAGGCCAACGAGCGCGACGACATGGGCGCGACGGAAATCGCGAGCATCCTCGGCTGCTCCCCCTCGTACGCCTCGCGCATCCTGCGTGAGCGCAAGCCCGCCGCGGAGGAGTGAGCAGACCCCCGCCGCTCCACACGGCGAGGGCCCTGACCATGGAGCGGGAGCAACCCCCGCCCGGGCTGCGCCCACCTTAACGACTCTCCAAGTCGTCTCGGCTCTGTGGTTGCTCGCCCCCCTCACCCTGTCCCCGCCATGCATCGCGCAGCCTGCGCAGCGCGGCAAGTGCCGCGATCGCCTTGTCGGAAATCGGGGGCACTTGATCAAGAACAAACATGACGAACCCAACGAGCGCAGCCACCGCCGCCGTTGACCATCCAACCGCTTCCATCCGAGCGGCTCGCCTTCCTTCTCGGGGCAGCCGACACGGAAGCGGGCAGCCTCGGGTCGACCACCAAGAACACTGGTGATCAGTCCGAGAACACCGCCCGACACGCGCTGAATCTCGATGCTCCACGGGGGCGTGGAGAGGGAGTGCGAGAGCGGTAGCTCACTTCGCCCCTCAGGAACAGGGGTAGGCCCCAACAGCGGGTAGGCGTCGGCGTCACCGTGTCAGTGCCTCTAGGTAAAGGATGCAGGAGTCCCACACGAAGACGCTTGCGCCGTTACCTTTCCGTGACCTATTGTTGGTGACGCCTCCAGCGTGCCCGGAAACGTCACCCTCTTCACTCGCACACCCCGCCGCATTCCTCCTGGCGGGGCGCACTTGCGTCAGGCTCGCGCTCGGACCGATGCGCGCACCAGACAGCAGTGCACAAGCACCGCGAGACCCGCCACGAGCACGGAGAGAGCCCCCGGAGCCATCCAGGGGGCCAAAACGGCGAGCGCGATCACAGCCACGATGACCTCAAGCACGGGTCGACCCCTACGTCGCGTACGGACGAGCGAGGTGCCGCAGCGAACTACAGATCCACGGTCAGACATGACTGTGCCCCATTCGTCACAAGCAGGACTTTCGGACAGAACCCGGATATTGGGTGCCCTTAGATTGAAAAGCAGTCCACCGCTTTTGCTGGAAAAACACAAACCTGCGACCGCGACCCAGCCTCCGGGAGCTAAGTCGCAGACCCTTCCTACCTACGAAAGTGCGAATCCCACCTAGGTGGGATTCGGCGTACCGCAGGGAGCGGCGCCAAAAATCCATCAGAGTCAAGCGGTCTCGATCTGATAACGAGACGATCTTGTTCGGGCCAACTCCCGCCCGCATAGCGGAACTTGCGGAGGTGAATGCGTGGCCGAGCCGATCACTGTGCGCGACCGCGAGGCCGTGCGCACCCTGCACGCCGAGGGCAAGTCGCGTAACGAGATCGCCCGGACTATCGGGCGCAGCGCCGCCACCGTAAGCAAGATCGCCCGCGAGGAAGGGCTCGCGTTTTCCGGAGGCGCCCGCGTCGCCGCAGCCACGGAGGCACGGACCGCGGACGCCGCCGCACGGCGCGAATTACTCGCCAACGAGGCCCTCGACGGCGCGCTCGGGCAGGTCAGCAAGACTGCCGGCGCGGAATCCGCGCGGGATGCCCGCGACCATGCCACCGCCGCCCGCGCGCTCACCGAGGTACACGCCCGAGTCTCCGAGCTCGCCCGCCAGACCGGTACTGGAAGTGCCGGCGGCTCGATGCTCGACCGCCTAGCCGACGCCCTGCTCGGGCCGGCCGGAGGTGACCGCGAGGGGGTGTGATGGCTGCGCCCCTCCCGCTGTCCGACAAGCAACTGCGGTCGGTGCGCGAGTCGTTCACGTCCCGCATTTCGATCTGGCACGGCAGTGTCCGGTCGGGCAAGACGATTGCGAGCCTGCTCGCGTTCCTGCTGTCGATCCGCCGCGCCCCGGCAACCGGGTTGATCCTGCTGTGCGGTCGGTCGTTGCAGACGATCGAGCGCAACATCATCGAGCCCCTGCAAGATCCTGCGCTGTTCGGCTCGGACGTCGCCGCCGAGGTTCGCCACACCCGCGGCGCCACCGTCGCGAGCATCCTCGGTCGTACGGTCCACTTGATCGGCGCCTCGGACGCACGGGCCGAGGGCCGACTGCGCGGTGCGACTGCCTGCCTGGCCTACGTCGACGAGGCAACGCTCGTCCCTGAAGCGTTCTTCGTGCAGTTGCTCGCCCGGCTGTCCGTGCCCGGCGCGCGGCTGCTGTGCACCACCAACCCGGACAGTCCGCGGCACTGGCTGCGGGTCGGCTATCTCAACCGCGCCGGCGAACTCGACCTCGCTGCATGGCACTTCCGCCTCGCCGACAACCCCTCGCTTTCGCCGGCCTACGTCGCCGCCCTGTCTGCGGAGTACACCGGGCTTTGGCGCCGGCGGATGATCGACGGCGCATGGGTGGTCGCCGAGGGCGCGATTTTCGACATGTACGACGAGGCCGTGCACGTCGTCGACGAACTGCCCACGATGCGCCGGCACTGGGTCGGCCTCGACTACGGCACCACGAACCCGTTCTCGGCCATCCTGCTCGGCCTCGGCGACGACGATCGCCTGTACGCGGTGGCCGAGTGGCGCTACGACTCCCGCGCCCGGCATCGGCAGATGACCGACGCGCAGTACAGCGCCGCCGTGCGGAAGTGGCTCGCCGGGCTCGGTGTCGAGCCCGAGTGGACGTTCGTTGACCCGAGCGCCGCCTCGTACTCCGCACAGCTCTGGGCCGATGGGCACCCCGGCGTCGCGCACGCCAACAACACGGTGCTTGACGGCATCCGCAGCATCTCGAACGTGCTCGACGCCGGCCTGCTACGCATCCATCGCTCGTGCGAGGGGCTGCTCGACGAACTGCCCGGCTACGCATGGTCGGAAGAGGCCGCCGCCCGCGGTGAAGACCAGCCCGTCAAGGCGAACGATCACAGCGTCGACGCGCTGCGCTACGCCGTGCACTCCACCGCGCACGAGTGGCGCCATCTGGTGCTGCATCACCGGCCACTGCCAGCCACCCCACCTGCCGACACCCCGACCACCCAAATTAATTCGACAGCCCCAACAACTTGCTAAGCCAGGCTATAAGCAGCGTAACAGGGACCGTAAGAATCAGAAGAATAATCGCACCTATCAAATTCGTCGCCCACGCCACATGCCCCTGAATGACGATCTGCCGAAGATCCGCACGCCTATACGGCACTATCTTCACTTCGGTAACCGAACCCTCATCCTCCTCAAAGAAAATGAGCCCACTGAGCAAGTAACACCAAAAGATAAATTCACGGGTAGGCCGCGGTATCCACCACACGTGCTCACTCAGTAGATACACGAGGTACGCGGGGAGCGAAATCGTATACCACGGCGCCGGCAAGTACAGGATTCCAGCGACCACCCCTGCGATAAGCAATAACGTTAAGATATTGTCCAGCACGCCCGCGAGATTCTTCTTCACCCTCGCATTGTCCAGAATATAGTTAACGCAATCCTTCAGATATGGATCAACGCCCACTGAATAGTTTATCAACCCCTCACCGAAGTCTATTGAAATATCTGGATTTACTGTCTGAAATTTTACCCACTTCAGATCCGACTTGCGCGTTCCCTGGAGATCCACCACGGCATTAACAACCGTTACGCCCCTGATAATTGTCACACCATGAGAGCTCCTGGATAGAAGAGCGTGAAGGTCTTCTAGATCCTCCAGCCACAACCGCACCCCTGGCACCGCCACTACCTCAGGCCCCTCAGGAGGCGGTGAGGGTAATTGCGATGATCCGGCCATAAAGAACACTGTATCCAATAATTTGCAGCATAGGGAGATTCGGGGGCGGATATGACGCTGCCAGACAACAACGCCCCGTGGCCACCACCCCACATCGCCGGCCTCTACCACGAAATCGCGGTCAACGACGCTTGGTACTCGGGTGACCGTAAGCGGCTCGCCGACGTCTACCGCTCCGAACGGCAGCGCCGCCACGACGGCCGGCGTCGGCTCTGGGCACGCCACCGAAACCCCCAGCACGACAAGGACGACGGCCGGCTGCACATCCCGCTCGCTGGCGACATCGCGAGCTCCTCGGCCGAGCTGCTGTTCGCCGAGCCGCTCGCGCTCACCGTCGACAACACCACGACGCAGGACCGCCTCGACGCGTTCGCCGAGGCCGGCGGACTGGCGAACACTCTCCTCGAAGCGGCCGAAGTCGGCGCCTCTCTCGGCGGATCATTCCTCCGCGTCACCTGGAATGCCGAGCTCGCCGCCCGCCCCCTGCTCACGGTCATTCACCCCGACAAGGCCGTGCCAGAGTTCTCGTACGGACTGCTCCAAGCAGTCACGTTCTGGCGGGAGTTGCCTGGCAGCGACCGCTCGACCATATGGCGCCACCTCGAACGGCACGAGCGAGGCCGCATCCTGCACGCCCTGTACGAGGGCACCGAGGACCGGATCGGCACCCGCGTGCCGCTCACCGAGCACCCCGACACAGCCGGCCTGGTCGACTCCCTCGACGCCGAAGGCGACAGCATCACCACCGGCGTAGATGCGCTCACCGCCTCGTACGTCCCGAACATGCTGCCCAACCGCCGCCATCGCGGCAGTCCGTACGGGCGCAGCGACTACGACGCCCCGCTGCACGACCTCATGGACGCGCTCGACGAGACATGGTCGAGCTGGATGCGCGACATCCGCCTCGCCCGCGCGCGGCTGATCGTCCCCGACTCCTACCTGCGCGACCACGGCCCCGGCCGCGGCGCCTCGTTCGACGACGACCGGGAAATCTGGGCCGCCCTGTCCATCCCGCCCACCGAGAACGGCGCCGGCATCACCCTGTCGCAGTTCGCGATCAGGGTCGCCGAGCACCAGTCGACCGCCGACTCGATCGTCCGCCAAGCCGTCCGCTCCGCTGGCTACTCCGCGCAGACCTTCGGCATGGACGACTCGACCGCGGTCACCGCGACCGAGGTCAAAGCACGCGAGCGCAAGTCCATGACCACCCGCGAGAAGAAAGCCCGGTATTGGGCCCCGGGGGTCACCGACATCCTGCACGTGGCACTCATGCTCGACCGCCGCCTCTTCACACCGTCACTCGCCGTCGAACGGCCCCGTGTGGCATTCGGCGACTCCGTGAGCGAGGACCCGACCAGCGTCGCGCAAACCCTGTCCCTACTCGCGCAGGCGCAAGCCGTGAGCGTCGACACGAAGGTGCGCATCCTGCACCCCGATTGGGACGGCACCGCCGTGCAAGCCGAGGTCGACCGCATCCTCATCGAGACCGGACAAGCCGTCCCTGACCCAATGCAGTTCGGAGCTCTCTCTTGATGGCCCACCAGTTATGAACCCTTGGTAGAGGTGCGAGCGTATGCAAGCGATACGGCCAGGTCACAGCCCTGACCGATGGCGCCCAAGACTACGAGAGCCCAAATCGCGGTTGGGTCCTGAACGTGCCCTGTGGCGATGGCAGTCGTGATGCCACCGCCACTAATCGCACTCCAACGGATAGAAGGGCGCGGCAATCGTAGGACTAAGTCCTGATCGGTCTTCACACCCATAGGAAATCGATCCGCTCTGAGAACGTGCTTTCACCTCTCTGTGACTTCACTGAGAAATGGCTTTAGGTGCCTTCGTCCCCCTAGACTTCTTCGCAGTTATGCGCTATAGGCGCACTCCGAGATCCATGCCGCACCTAGGCGGGTAGAAATTCCTGCCTAGGCCACAGGCCAGCCAACGAACTTGTCGCCGTCCTCGTACACGAGCGTCATTCCGGCGGACTCGACGAGCTCGGCCAAGTCGTCGACGGGACGTTCGGGGAGCAGTACGACGAGCTGCGCATCCTTCGGGGGGATGTGTCGGTGGTAGTCCTGGAGTTGGCCGATGGCCATGCGGACGGCGTTACGACTGCTGCTGCCCTTGAGCTCGTAGAGCGCGTTGTCGGTCGCGTCGTAGAGGTCCGTCCAGAACGTTGACGTCAGCCCCTTAATGCGGATCTTGAAGCGGTCGACCGTGTGCCCTTCGCCCTTGAGGAAGGCGAGGAATCGGTCGCTCAGCTCCGCCTCGCGTCGCGTGACCTCGACGGCGTCACTCGCCTTGCGGGTGACCTTCTTCTTACTGTTCTTCTCCGGCTCGGTGGCCTGTCCGCTGGTGGACTCGGCCGGCTTGAGTTCGAAGTACGGGTCAACACCGATCGGGACGGCCGACAGGGTCTCGGTGACGTCGTCGACCGCCGCGGACACGAAGTCCTCGGGCAGTTGCTCGGTCTCGGCCACCGGACGCAGTCGGAAGACGTAGACCCATCGCATGTCGTGGTTCTGGTCGAGGGCTCGTCGCCTCACGAACGGCTCGCCCTCGTCGACCTTGAACTCGCCGACGTAGCGGTGCAGTTTGGGCCCGCTGTTGCCCTTGACGTATCCGACGCAGATGAACACGCGCAACGTGCGCCCGTCGTCGGCGTGGTTCAGGACGGACCCGTTGTTGCCCTTCAGCGTCTGGTCGCCCTCGACACCCTGACCGGTGTACTCGAAGATCGGGCCCGTCTCGTCCTTCTCGGCGAGCCAACCGTCTTGATAGCCGTAGTCCTTACCGCTGTCGTGATCCGAGTAGATCAGGACGTTGTCGGTCGTGGCGGACGGGATGATGCCACCCTGGGGGCCGCCGCCGAACTTCGCTTTCAGTTGCGCGCGCGTGAAGACGTCGCCGGGCTTGATCTGCGCAGAGGTCATGCACTCGACCGTACCGAGCACCACTGACAACGGGGTACCGAGCAAGCTGTGGCCAACCTGCGCCGGCCGCGCTACTGGGGCGAATCTGTCGTGGACTCCTCGGGTTTCGACTGCTGAGTGTCTCCAGTCCGACAGGCTGCGGCAAACATCGCCAAAGCACGGATGATCTCGGGTCGCTCTGCCGCGCTCGCGCCGCGCAGTGTCAAGACGAACACGGCAAACACCAGAGCGGCAGCCACGAAAACGATGACGAGAAGTGGCCACAAGGAGAGGTAAGAGGTGGGCACGCACACACTCCAATAAGTGCGGGTCCCCCGTGATCCCAAGTGAACTGCTTCACCAGCGACGAATGCCGCCTCCACAGGGCCTTTGCGGCCGCACCCAGCGTTACGCCGAGACTGCATAGTGTCAAGGGGGTGCCTGGTGTCGATCCACCCGGGCATGGTCGAAGACCTCTCGGCAAGCGTGCGTGATCTGTACGCGGACGCCGAAGCACGGCTGTTGGGGATCGTCGCGCGCCAACTCGTCGACGGGTTCGAGGCTCCGGGGTGGGCGGTGGCCAAACTCGCCGATATCCAGCCGCTACGACGCTCGGCGCAGCAGGTCGTCGACGCGCTCTCGACTGCGGTTGACCTTGAGGTGTGGGATGTGGTCGCCGAGGCGTACAACGTCGGTGCGCGCGCCGGCCTCGCCGAGCTCGGCGCCCTGGGCGACAACGAGGTGCGCCGGATCGCCGAGACAACGCCGGCGACACGCGCCGTGGATCGGCTCACACAGGAAACGGTCGACCTCGTCACCGAGACGCACCGCGGGATTCTCCGGGGAGTTGAGGACGGGTACCGGCAGGTAATCGCCGAAGTGTCGGCAACGCCGCTGCTCGGCATCGACACCCGCCGGCAAGCTACGCAACGCGCCATGGAACGGTTCTCCGACCGTGGGCTGCGCACGTTCGTCGACAAGAGCGGGCGCGCGTGGCAGATGACCTCTTACGCGGAGATGGCGACCCGTACCGCGGTCGGTCGAGCCGCGGTCGAGGGGCACACCGACCGCCTGCGCGCCGCCGGCCTCGACCTCGTCATCGTCAGCAACGCCCCGCACGAGTGCCCCGTGTGCCGTCCGTTCGAGGGCAAGGTGCTGTCGATCGACGGCCCCGACGGGCCGCACGAGGTCGACGTCGAGCACGCCCTCGACGACGGCCGCACCGTGCGCGTGGACGTCGCCGGCTCGCTCAACGCAGCTCGGGCCCGCGGGTTTCAGCATCCCAACTGCCGGCACTCCGTTGCCGCTTACCTTGCCGGCGTGACCCGCGCTCCCGAGGACGCGTCCGAGGACCCCGACGGGTACGAGGCGACGCAGAAGCAGCGCGCCATCGAGCGCGGCATTCGCAAGTGGAAGAACCGCGCCGCCTCGGCGACCACACCCGAGGCAAAGCGCGCGGCCGAGGCACGCGGGCGCGCGTGGCAGGGCCGGATGCGCGGCCATCTCGCCGACCACCCCGAACTCATCCGCCGGCGCGAGCGCGAGCAGCCCGGCGCCGGCAATCTCCCCTCGACCGCGCCGCGCCCGTCGCAGGACGCGATCGAGGCCGCGCGCGTCCGCGCGGGCGACGAGCGCACCCTGCCGGAGATGGGCGACGAGCAGCTCGGCGCCGCGATCCGGCCCGGTGTGCTCGATCAAAGCGACCTCGACCGCATCCACGCCGAGTCCGACCGCCGCGACGAGGCCGAGCTGCTCGCCCGACTGCGCCCCGACGGTCAACTCACCGAGCAGCTAACACAGTTCAGCGACGACGAACTCGCCGCCGTGTTCTCGCATTTGGGCGACGACGAGGTGCTGCGCGTCATGGCCGAGCTCGATCGGCGCGACGTCGACGCCGCCCTGCCAGCCGCGCGCCGCGACCTGATCGGCCTGTCCGAGCGCGAACTCGTCGAACGGGCCCGGCACGTCGACGACACCGAGCGAGCCGAGATCGCCGCCGAGGCCAACCGGCGCCGGCTGCTCGCCGAGGTGTTCCCCGACGGCCGGCTCGCCGAGGACCTCTCGCCACTCGGCGACGACGTCCTCGGGTGGGCGATCCGGTACGCGCGTCCCGAGGACGCCGAGCGGATCGCCGACGAGTTCGACCGCCGGTACCCGCCAACCCCGTTGCCCGAGGCCGCCGGCGCGCACACCGTCGAGGGGCAACTCGCCGACCGCGCCGCGATCGACGAGGCGCTCGCGCCGGCCGAGAGTCCCGACGAGTGGGGATCGCTCGCGTTGGACGAGGACCCGTACGCCGGCATGACCGCAACCGAACGATGGATCGCCGAGCGGGAGTACGACGCCGAGCAGCAGCGCACCGCCTACACCCGCGAGCAGATACGCGAGATGTATCGAGAGCACGTCTACGCGCAGTTGCTCGCGGCCGAGGACGCCACGAACGGCTATCTCCTCAACCGCAAAGCGCAGGCCGCCGGCGTCGACCCAGTCACCCTGTTTTCCGGTCCCGCGCACATCGCCTACGCGCGCGCATCCGAGGACCTGATCAGGTGGTGGCAGGATCACCCGCGCCTTACGCTGACCGAGTACACAGAGCAGATCACGGGCGTGCGCAACGCCGCCGCTGACACCGCCCGCAAGAACCGCGGCGATCAGCAGAACCGACTCTGAACATGGGGGGGCAGCAGTGGGCAGTCGAGGCGACCTCGTCCGCGCCATCAACGCCGGCGCTGAGGCCGGCCGCAACGGCGACCCCGTGACCTCATGCCCGTTCCCTGCCGGCGACCTGCTGCGCTCGGCATGGGTGCGCGGATACGCAAAGGCTCGTCCATTGGGCGAAAAGCATGCGCCTGTCCCTAACAGCGTGCTTTGATACTGCGCATGTTGCTCGCTGGAGAGTGGTACAACTCCGATGCTTTTTGGAAGGCTGCTACGGCAGTCATCGCCCTCCTCGCACTCAGTTGGGGGATTTACACATGGCGATTCAAGGATCCCAAGCGCCAATTCCTCTACGGAATGTCTAATCCGACTCCTCTCCTGAGCGCTCCAGAAGGCGTACGTCAAGACCTAGAGTTGCGGCATCGCGGAGAAGTTCTGACCGATCCGCATGTGCTTCAGGTAACCCTAATCAACAGGGGACGAAAAGATATCCCGAGTACCGATTTCGATGACGCTAAGAGCATCCGATGCGACCTCGGGGTCCGAATCATTGCTCACCTTAACAGCACATGCGTCCCTGAATCGCTCAAAGCACCGACACCGGCAATCAAGGACACCGCCATCGAGATGGGTCCCACCCTCATCCGTAGCAGGCAGTCCATCACCTATGCGCTCCTGGTAGACGGGGCGCACCCGACCCTTGAGTGTGAAATCCCGATCGTCAACGTACATCCTCGGGAAATCGATTCAGAATACACACAAGGAATCGCTACAGAGGCACTTACCGTCGCGCTCGTTTCCGCTCTACCATTTGGCGCCGTGATCGATGCAGTATTCTCAATCGTGGTTCCAAGTTGGCGCCGGCGGCGGAACGACTAGAGGGCTCGGATTGACCGAGACTAAGACGCAGACTTGACAATCGCTATTCGAAATCTTCTGCAAGTAGGGCTCGCCATCCGGCGGGCCCTTACTCATGCCCGCGCACCGCCCCCGAAGGCTGATCACACATGACAGAACCCACCCCGACCACTGGTACCGACCCCGGCACGGATATATCGCCGGCACCGACCACACTGCCGACGACGCCGGCCTCGCCCGTCGTCGACCCGGTGGCCGAGCAGCGCGCGACCGCGGCCGAGCAGGCAGCGCAGCAGGCCAAGACCGAGCGCGACGACCTGCTCGGCACACTGCGCAAGGTTCTCGATCCGAACGGCGCGGCCGGCGAGCAGGACCCGGCCAAGCTCGCCGAGCAGGCGACCACCGAGCGCGACACCGCGCTCGCCGAGGCTCGCCGGTTGCGCGTCGAGCTCGCCGCCCACCAGGCCGCGCACAAGAACGACGCCGACCCGGCCCGGCTGCTCGACTCCCGCTCGGTAGCTGCGCAGCTCGAAGCGCTCGACCCGACCGACGCGAAGTTCGGCGAGCAGCTCGACGCCGTGATCGCCGCGGCGGTCGAGGCAAACCCGCTGCTGCGCGCCGGCGGCACCCTGTCGGCCGGACCGCCCAAAGGGGGCGCCGACTTCACCCCGGGCACCCCGCAGACGGTCACGCCCGAGCAGTTCGCGCGCCTGAGCTATGCCGACCGCGTCGAGCTCCACCAGTCCGACCCCGACCTGTACCGGCAGCTTTCTGCCGCGAGCGAGTAAGGAGGCTGCCGCATGGCGAAGACGACCGCGGCACAGATGATCGTCCCGGACGTCTGGGCCGACATGGTGCAAAGCAAGTTCAAGGGCAAGTTGGTCATCGGCTCGATGGCGCTGAACGACTCCACCCTCGAAGGCAAGCCCGGCGACTCCGTGAACTTCCCCAAGTGGAAGGGACTCACGGAGGCGGAGGACCTCACCGAGGGAACCCCGATGACCCCCGAGCAGCTCGGCACCGACCCGGGCAACACGGCCACGATCAAGGAGGCCGGTAAGGCGGTCGAGATCACCGACAAGGCTCGCCTTGTCGCGTTCGGCGACCCGTTCGCCGAGACGCAGCGACAGCTCGGTGTACTGATCGCCCGGAAGATCGACAAGGATCTGACGGCCGCGGCCGAGGCCGCCGGCGTCATCATGGTCAACGCCGCGACCGACCCTCTGTCGTGGGATGTGATGGTGGACGGCATCGCCAAGTTCGGGGACGAGTGGGAGCCGGAGAACATGGCCGGCATCATCATTCACTCGCTCCAGCGGGCGAGCATCTACAAGGACCCGAACTTCATCAGCGCCGACAAGTTCGGCACGGGCGCAGTGATCCCGCGTGGCGTGATCGGCCAGATTGGCGGCGTCAGTGTGTTCGTGTCCGACCGCGTCACCACCACCGCGGCCGACGGCACCAACCCGGCCACGTACAACGCGCTGATGGTGCGCCGAGGCTCCCTCGGGCTGCTCTACAAGCGCCGGCCGCTCGTCGAGACCGACCGCGACATCCTCGCCCGCACGACCGTGGTCACCACGAACGTGCACTACGCCACGCACCGACTCGACGACGAGGGGATCGTCGTTCTCAAGACCCGGGGGGCGGCGTGATGTTGCTCCGTCGCTACCACCCGAGAGAGGACGATTCCCCCGACGAGGACGGAGACGAGCAGACAACGGAAGACGAGCAGACGAACGGGCCGCCGGCGAAGAAGCCGACGGCCCGCTCTGCTGCCCGCGGCAAGTCGACGGGGTGATCGTGGCTCGCCAGCCCTACGCCACCCCCGAGCAGTTCACCGCATGGACCGGCCAGCCTGCCCCCGCGGACGCCGAGCGACTGCTCGCGCGGGCCGGCGAAGACATCGACTCGGCCCTGCTCACCGCGGTCTATCCCGTGAACGACAACGGCGACCCGCTCGACCCGCAGATACGGGCCGCGCTCGCCGACGCGACCTGTGCACAGGTCGAGTACCAACTCGTCGCCGGCGACGACGGAACCGGCGCGGCCGGACAGTGGGACTCGGTCTCGATCGGCCCCGTCTCCCTGTCCGGCCGCAGCTCGCGCACCTCGACTACCGGCGGCGTCGACCTCGCCCCGCGCGCCGACCGCGCCCTGCGCCGCGCCGGCCTCACACCCGGGTGCGTGATGCCATGGTGACCCGCGTTCCCGCGGTCCTGCTGCGCCACCGCATCCGCATCGAGCCCTACCTCGCCGACTCCGCGTACGGCCCGCAGTACGGGCCCGCGGCCGAGGACGTCCCCGCCTTGGTGGACGCCTCCCCGCGCCTGGTGCGCGCCCCGGACGGGCGCAAGGTCACCGCCACGGCGACGTTCATCGCCGCCCCCGATCTCGACTGTCCGCTCGGCTCGCGCGTCACGCTGCCCGCCGGCCGCACCGCGACCGCGATCACCGTCTCCCGCCACACGGCGCCTGGCCTCCCGGTGCCCGCCTGCACCGAAGTCAGTTGCGAGTAATAACTCAACGAGTCACTCCACACCAAAGACTTTGACTAATCGCGATCTAAGGCTAAAGAGAGACGTACTAAGACGAGATGGCAAGCTAACTGAAGACGCTAACCGGCTTAGTTAGACTTGGATCGTCCCCAAACGACGCTTAAGACTTGGCGCGGTTGCTATGGTGTAGCTACACAAGATGCAGTTCAACTGCAAGTTGGACTGCATCTGAAGCTCACACACGTGAAGAGCCGGAGCCCCGGCTGGACCCGGGGACCCGGCACGTGTGCGGGGTTGGGTGGGTCCGGCTGACTGTCAGCCAGCCGGACCTATCTTAAGGTCCGTTCAGCCGCTTCCCGCCCTGACCTGCCGCGATCTAGCGCCGCAGCATCACCACACACGTTGCGAGTGGGGCAAGCGCACCCAAGATCGCAACCGCTGAGCGGACCCAGCGCGGTAGATCTTCGGGCTTCTCTCCCTCTTCGCCTTCCACGTGCCTGCTCCTTTCTCTAAAAGGCACCTCGCGCTGCGAGGAATCCGACCGAAGATCGCAGTCGGACGTATACGTGCGAGAAATGGGCAGGCGCCACAGATCCTACAGGTCTCGCAGGTCTCACATGGAATAACAGGACGTATTCGGAGGTGAGTTGCGAATGAGCCGCCGCCCCCGCTCCCGCATCCGGTGGAATGGCGACCAGGTCCTCGGCCGAGCTCGGGCCGGCGCCGTGCGCGGACTGCTGCTCGGCGCCGAGCACCTGCTCGCCGAGTCCCGCAAAGAGGTACCGATCGCCGAGGGCACCCTCGAACGCTCCGGCGCGGCCACCGTCGACGAGCAGGACCTCGTCGCCGGCGTCACCTACGACACCCCGTACGCCGCGCGCGTGCACGAGGACCTCACGGCCCGGCACTCCCCCGGTCGGAAGGCGAAGTTCCTTGAGGACCCGGCCAACCGCGAGGCCGCGGTCATCGGCGAGTTGATCGCCGCGCAGGTCCGGCGAGCGCTGCGTGGCTGATCTCCTCGACGGCATCGCCCGCTACCTCGACGACCTCGACCTGTTCACCTACGACCCCACCGGCACGACCGGCGACACCTTCATCGAGACCCTGCCACCCGAGCCGGCCGAGGCGGTCGCGGTGTGGCTGTACGGCGCCGGCGAGCAGGACTCGCGCAACGGCTACGACGTCCGCTCGCTGCAAGTGCGCGTGCGCGGCACCGCCGACCCGCGGGTTTCCCGGCGCCGCGCCGAGGCCCTGTACGGCGCCCTGCACGGACTCGCCGGCCTCGAACTGCCTGACGGCACATGGCTGGTGCTCGCCGTCGCGCAGCAGACTCCCGCGCCCCTCGGCACGGATGCCTCGGGCCGGCACGAGCACACGGTGAATTTCCGGCTCGACGTGGCCAACCCCACCCCTCACCGACCCGAATAGGAGGGATCACCCTTGGCCGCGACCAGTAGGCCGATTGATGCCCGCGGGTGGCTGTTCGAGGTCCTCGACGCCACCGCAACTACCGAGACATGGCTGCCGATTGCCGGCCTGACCTCGTTCACGCACAACCCCGGCGAGAACGAAGAGACGGCCGAGACCGTCGCGTTCGACAGCGACGGGTATTTCGAGCAGGACGTCATGCAGCGGGGCGCGACCCTGGCAATTGAGGGGCAGTACCGCATCGACAAGTCCACCGGCAATCAGGACCCCGGGCAGGCGTACGTCGACACCGTATGGGCGTACCGGCTCGGCATCGAGTCGCGCAACGCTGTGCGGTGGCGCCACAAGTCGCAGACGGCATGGGTCCTTTGGGATTCCACCGTCACCCCGGGCGAGCAGGGCGGCGAAACCAACGACAAGACGAGTTGGTCGGCGACGATCACGAGGTGCGGGGCGCCCACCGCGGCCCCGGTCGCCGGCGCAACCACGCTCGCCGCCGCGGCGAGCAAGTCGGGGGGTGACGCGTGACCGAGACGCCAGAGACCCCCGAGCAGCCGCTCGTCGAGACCGCCGACTTTGACGCGTTCTTCGCCGAGCAGATCCCCGACCGGCCGCGCGCCGCGCTCACTCTGTACGGGCGCGAGCACGTGCTGCCCGACTCCCTGCCGCTGCTGTTCACCCTCCAAATGGAGCGCGTACAGCACAGCTCGGACCCCGAGGACGTCCGCCGGATGCTCGCCACCCTGTTCGGCGAGGGCACCCTCGACGAGTGGGCCGAGCACGGTATGACCGACCGGCAGCTCGGCGTCGTGCTGATCTGGTCGGCCGCCAACATCCGTAACCCCGGCGCCGTTTCCATGCAGCGCGCGGCCGAGCTCTACGACCAGGGCGAGGCCGGCAGGGCGGGAAAAGCCCCGGCCAACCGGGCGGAGCGCAGGGCGAGCCCGAAGAACCCGAAGAAGAGGAAGGGCAAGACGCAGGCGCGTTCTGGCGCGCGGTCCTGACCCACTGGAACGCCCTTGAGGCCGACCTCTCCCGCGAGTACCACCTCACCGCCGAGCAGCTCGCCGCCCTCTCCACCCGCCGGTTTCTCGCACTCGTCGCCGGCCTGTCGGCCGAGGCTCGGTTCACCCGCGCGTGGTCGCGCACACCGCGCGAGGTCACCACCCCCGCAGAGATCGCCGCCATCACCGGTCTGCCTGCCGGTTAGAGCACCGCCGGGGGGTGATCGCCTGTGCCGCTCACCGTCGCCGAGCTGCTCGCCACCCTCGAATTCGACGACGCCCCCGGCGAGGCCGGCCTCGCCCGGATGCAGGCGAACGTCGTCGCCGCCGCGGAGCAGATCACCGCCGAGGCCGCACGTGCCGGCGAGGCCGCCGGGCAGCAGCTCGGCGACGGCGTCGCCGACGGAGCCGAGGACGGAGCGCAGGAAGCCGGCGGCCGACTCCGGGACACGCTCACCTCGTTCGGGTGGGCCGCGGTCGGTGCCGGCCTCGGCGCCGCGGTCGTCGCCGGTATCGGCGAGGCCATGGAGCAGCAGAAGGACAACAGCCTTCTTGCTGCCCAGCTCGGCGCGAGCCCCGATCAGGCAAAGCGGCTCGGCAAGGCCGCGGGCAACCTCTACAGCCAGGGGTACACAGACTCGGTCGCCGACGCCAACGAGGCGTTGAAAGCACTGTGGCAGCAGGGTCTCGTACCCGCGGACGCCACACAGAAAGAGCTCGAAAAGGTAGGCGGGCGCCTCTCTCAGGTCGCACAGATCATGGGCGAGGAAGTCGGCCCCACCTCGGCCGCGGTCGGCCAGATGCTCAAAACGGGAATGGCCGCGAACGCCGAGGAAGCGTTCGACATTCTCGTCAAGGGAACACAGAACGGCGCGAACAAAGCCGAGGACCTGCTCGACGTCTTCGGCGAATACGGAACACAATTCCGCGACCTGGGGGTCGACGGAAAGCAAGCGATGGGCCTCATTCAGCAGGGGCTCAACGCAGGCGCACGCGACGCCGATATCGTCGCCGACGCCTTCAAAGAACTGAATATCAGGGTCAAGGACGGCAGCGCGGCCGAGGGGCTCAAGTCCCTTGGGCTGAACGCCGATCAGATGGCCGCCGCGTTCACCAAGGGTGGACCGGCCGCAAATGCTGCGCTCGATCAGATCATGGACCGCCTACGGGCGGTAAAGGACCCGACCGAGCGTTCACGCCTGGCCGTTCAATTGCTGGGCAGTCAGGCCGAGGACCTCGCCGGCGCGCTGTTCGCGCTCGATCCGTCCTCGGCCGTTGACGCACTCGGCAAGGTCGACGGCGCCGCCAAGCGGGCCGGCGACACGATGCGCGACAACGCCTCGACCAAGGTCACGGCGTTCACGCGCTCCCTGCAACAGGGCTTCGTAACCGTCCTCGGCACGTACGTGATCCCTGCTCTGACGGCGGGGGCCGACTACCTCGACGACTTCGGAGCCGCGTTCCTGTCGGCCGCCGGGTTCGTCGCCGACAACAGCACCGCCTTTGGCATCGCAGCCGGCGTCGTCACGCTGGTCATGCTGCCCGCGCTGGTCACCCTGGCAGCGCAGGCGTACACCACCGCAACCGCGACGGTCACGAGCTGGGCGACGCAGACCGCCGCCGGCGTCACCGCCGCGGCACGGTTCGTAGCCACAAACGCGACGATCCTCGCCGGCTGGATCGCCCAGGGAGCGGCTGCGGCCGGTACTGCGCTGCGAGTGGTCGCCGGTTGGGTGCTGATGGGCACTCAGTCGCTCATTCAGGCCGGCCGGATGGCTGCGGCCTGGCTGATCGCCATGGGTCCCGTAGCGCTCGTGATCGCCGCTGTAATCGGCCTCGTCGCTCTGGTCATCGCCAATTGGGACACCATCAAGCAGGCCACGCTCGCCGCCTGGAATTGGGTGTGGGAAAAGATCAAGTGGGTTGGCGAAAAGCTCGTCGAGCTTTTCCTCAACTTCACTTTGGTCGGCCTCATTATCAAGCATTGGCAGTCAATCAAGGACGGGACCGTACGCGTCTGGAATGCCACGGTCGAGTTCGTAAAGAGCCTGCCACAGAAGCTCGTCAGCTTCTTTCTTAACTTCACCTTGGTCGGACTGGTCATCAAGCATTGGCAGTCAATCAAGGATGGAACGAAGACAAAGGCGGGCGAGATGCTCGCCTTTGTGCGCGGACTGCCCCGCACGATCGCCGGATACTTCGGCAATTTCGGATCGATGCTCACGGAAAAGGGCCGCGATCTGATCCGAGGTTTGTATAACGGCGTCAAGAGCATGGGATCTTGGCTCAAGAGCCAGCTAATCTCTTTCGCCAAGAATATGATTCCGGGACCCATCGCAAAAGCACTCGGAATCTCAAGCCCGTCACGTGTCATGGCGCGTGATATTGGCCGTTGGATTCCCGCCGGTCTGGTCAAGGGAATTCAAGGTGGCGCCGGAGCAGTAGAGCGGACCATGCGGAACCTGGTTGCCGCACCCGCTGTTCCCTCCCTCACCCCCGCCTACGCGGGAACGGGCACGTACGGCTCGCCGTTCGCCGCCACCGCGGCGGGGGCGACGGTGCACGTCGAGCACTGGCACGCAGCCGAGAACGGCACCCCCGACGACAACGCCCGCGCGCTCGCGTGGCTGGCCAAGGCGAGGGGGTGATCGTCCGTGGCCGCTGGTGATCAGGTGACCCGACCGGGGCACGTGCAGTACGGCGAGCTGCTGCTCGGCCCCGGCACTCCCTACGGGTGGCGTTCCATCGGAGGGTGGGAAGACCTTCCCGCCCTCGACTCCGGCACCGTGGCGCGGTCCGACGCGCACGGCGCGTTCCCCGGCCGGCTGCTCGCCCAAGCCCGAACGATCACCCTCGACGGCCTGCTCGTCCGCGCCCCCCGCGCCACGATCGGCGCGGTAGTCGCCGCCCTCAACGCCGGCACGGTGCCGGTCGAGGACGAGCGTCCGCTCGTCGTGTGGCTCGACGAACGCGGGCCCCTGCTCGCCTACGCGCGCGCCACCCGGCGGGCAGTCCCCGCCGGTCTCGGGTACCGCCTCGGCACCATCACGGGCGGGGCGATCGAGTGGCAGGCGACCGACCCGCGCCGGTACGAATTCGCCGAGCGCACCGCGTCGGCGACGCTGCCCATGTCCGAGGCCGGCCTGTCGTGGCCGTTGTCGTGGCCGCTCCCGTTCGGCACCCCGGGCAGTACCGGCGCCCTGTCGGCGGTGAACGTCGGCGACTGCGAGACACACCCCGCGGTGGAGTTCCGGGGCCCGGTGACTCGCCCGTCGTTGACGAACCTCGCGACCGGCGACGCGATCGAGTACGACATGCCGCTCGCCGCCGGCGACGTGCTCACCGTCGACACCCTCGCCGGGACGGTCATCCTCAACAGCACCGCGAGCCGGCTCTACACCGCGACCTCGCGCTCGGTGCCCGAGCAGACGTTCACGCTCGCGCCCGGCATCTCATCCTTGATCTTCCGCGCCGCGCCCGGCAGCAACGACCCGACGGCGTCGGCGACCGTGCGCTACCGCTCGGCCTATTGGTAAGGAGAACCCCACCGTGACCGTGCGTTCCGCATGGCTGCTGCCGCTCACGCAGACTCGCGAGGACACCCGCCTAACGCCGGTCGGCACCTACGCGCCCGAGTCGGAGATTCGCACTCGCGACGGTGTAATCGCCGGCGGGAACCCGTTCGCCGCCGCGGGCGCAGGCGCGATGTCCCTACAGATCGGCGTCGGCCGAGCCCTGGTGCAAGGCACCGACGCTCAGGGCGCCTACCCGGTAGCGGTCGATGAGCCTGTGGTCGTCCCGGTTGGTGAAGGTGACGCACAGTTCGCCCGTATCGATTCCGTCGCCGTGCGCGTGTATGACCAACTGTTCGACCAGGCAGGCCAGAACCTCGCCACGGTCGAGATCATCCGCGGCACGGCGTCGGCGACTCCGATCGCGCCGAGTATGCCCCCGGCCTGTTTGCGCCTGTGGGACGTGACCGTCCCCGCCGGCGCCTCGGCCGGCGTGGGCGGTATCGACTGGTCGTCTGCCCTCGGCGACCGGCGCCGCTTCACCTCTGCCTACGGCGGGATCATCCCGCGTGGGTACGGCCTTGCCTTCAACGGCGCGTACGACGGCCAGTACCGCGACAACGGCGCCGGCCTCGAACGCTGGGACGCCACGGCCGGCGCGTGGGAGGCGTACCCGCCGACCCCGACCCGGCCCATCAGTACGAAGCAGGTCACGGCCGCGCCGCTCACCACGACCGGCGCGTTCGTCGACTTCACCGCGGCCGCCTGGCCCCGGATCACGTTCACTGTGCCCCCGTCCGGAACCGTGTTCGTCACGGTCGGCGGGCAGGTGAGCAACCGCTCGACCGCGGCCTCGACAGCGTGGATGACGTGGCGGGCGACCGGCGCCTACACCGAGGCACACGGGGCGTTGAACGGCTTGTCGGCACAGGCAGGTCGTGTGATCGGCTCGCGGCGCGTCTACCGCGACGGTCTCACCCCCGGCGGACAGATCACGCTCATCCCCGGGTGGAACATCAGCAGCAACGGCGGCACAGACGTCTTCGTGCAGGACGGACAGTTGACGGTGGAGTTCGTGCCGTAGTCGCTATTGTCCGCCGCCCGCCATCGCACGGTACAGAGCCACCAGGGCGGCACACACGCCCACAGTGCCTCCAAACGCAACTCCAGCACTCCGCAGTACATCGGGCCAGCTCTGTCCGGTCGAGCGCGCTGCCCACGCTGAGACCACCCCGACCAGGGCGGAAAAGACCACTACAAGACCAACAGCCAGTAAGCGCAACGCCCGCGCATTTTCCATCCTCAGCACTCCACCGTTCTCTGTTCCCCCGTTGTCGCGAACCTAGTAGGTCGACAACCTCGCGTCGCAATCGCTCACTTACAGCTATCGTGCACGGTTCCCCCGGCCCTACACGCGTTTTTCGAACACGTATTCAACGAGGGGGGTGAACCATTGCCACCCCCGTACCGTTTGCTTTTCTGTGATTTGCGTACCGACCAGTTGCTCGACGCATTGCCCGTACAGGGCGTCGCCCTCGACGACTACATAGGCAAGACAGGGCGGTTGACCGGCACCGTGCCGATTCCCAACCGCGCCATTGCCGAGCGGGCTCGGCGGGCGATCGTGCCCGGACGCACGGCCGTGTGGGTCGAGCGTGGGCGTGACATCTGGTGGGGCGGCATCCTGTGGACGCTCGCCCTCGCCTCGGATGCCCGCGGGTTCCTCGGCGCGCAGATTCAGGCCGGCGGGTGGGAGTCATACCTGTACCGCCGGCTGTTGTTCGACACCCAAGTCGCCGAGCAGGTCGACCAACTCGACATTGCCCGCGGCCTGGTCAACTACGTGCAGAACACCCCCGGCGGGAACATCGGGGTCACGTACGGCACCGCCGTGTCCGGCGTGCTGCGCGACCGCACGTACCTGCGCTATGACCTCCCGACGGTCGGCGACCTGCTCGACGACCTCGCCGCTGTCGAGGACGGGTTCGAGTGGCGCATCGCGTCGTTCCGCGACGCCGACGGCCGCCGGGTGAAGCAGCTTCAGCTCGGCCACCCGATCATCCGCGCGGGCGCCACCGAGATCGTGCTCGACCACCCCGGCCCGGTCCTGTCCTACACATGGCCGGTCGACGCCACGGCCAAGGCGAACGCGTGGCAGTCCCGCGGCGCCAGCGTCAACAGCAACCAGGCGCAGGACAGTTACCCGCTCACCTCGCCCGTGCTGGTCGACGACGCCGATATCGCCGCCGGCTGGCCGCGCCTCGACGGCTCCAGCGACTACACAACCGTTGAAGAGCAGACCACCCTTGACGCGCACGCCCGCGCCGACCAGGCCGCCGCCCGGAATCCCGTGCAGATACCCGAGGTCGAGGTGTTGCTCAGCGGGAACATCACGCCGGCCCTGCTCGGCGCCACGGTGCGGCTCCGCATCCGCGACCTGTGGCATCCCGACACCCTCGACGCCCGGTACCGCGTCGTCGGCCTGTCCATCACCCCACCCGAGCGAGGCCGCCCCGAGACGGCCCGCCTGTACCTGGAGGTCCCCTAAACAGTGCCGTACGTCCCGCAAGACGTCCTCGACCGGATCGCCGCCCTTGAACGCGAGGTACGGCAGTTGCGGGGGCGGGCGCAGATGCGACCCGCCCTCAATCAGGTGTTGAACGGCGATGTGGTGATCGGCGAGGGCGGGCGCCTGTTCGTCCGCGACCCCGACGGCACGCCCGTGTTCGAGACAGGCCAGTCACCCACCGTCGGCGACTACTTCACCGCGATGCGCCGCGACACCGGCGACATCGCGTTCGCCATCGGCGCCAACAGCTACCCGGACGACGACGCCCCTCGACAGATGGTCCGCATCTGGGACCGGAACCGGAACGTCGTCGTGATGGATGACTACTACTCCGACGAGTTCCTCGGCCGGCCGTGGATACCGGTTCAACTGCACCCCACCGAACGGCAGTCGTACACCGGCACCACGTACGAACCGGCATGGGTCGGGACCACCGCCGCCCATAACGCCGTCCTGTACCTGAACCTGACCACCTACGCCAACACCGGCGGGGCGCAAGTTCGGGTTGTCCTCACGCACGACGGCGTCGAGACCCAACTCGACCAGTGGGATTGCGCGGCCGGCGCATGGACCGGCCGCACCATCGAGCACCCGCTCGACGGTCTGCAATTCCTCTCGTACTTCACGCTGCGGATCGACCACCGCGCCAAGTCGGCGAGCCAGAACTGCGAAACCCGCCTCTACAGCGCCTACACCCGCAACACCTTCACCGAGGACGAGGCGCCCGACGTACCGGTAACGGCCGTCGCCAACGCAGCGACCGCCGCCCCCGCCGTGTCTGCCGAGGGGGTGTGATGTGCTGCCCGAGGGCATCCCCACCGTCCGCGTAACCGGACGCTTCCTGTTCCCCGACGGCCGACCCCTGTCCGGTCAAGTCGTCTTCCGCGCACCGAACTTGCTCACGTTCGCCGAGTACGACGTAATCCTCGGCGGGCCCGTCACGGTCCCGCTCGACGCCACGGGCGCGTTCGAGGTCGAGCTACCGGCCACCGACGCCCCCGGCATGAACCCGAGCGGCTGGTCGTACTCGGTCGCCGAGCAGCTCGCCGGCGTCGCGGTGAATCGCGTCTATCAGGTCCTCTTGCCCGGCGAGGCACCCGAGGTCGACCTCGCCGACATCGCGCCGACCGACCCCTCGACGCCCAACTACGTTGCCGTACGCGGCGACAGCGCGTACGAGGTCGCCGTCGAGAACGGGTTCGTGGGCACCGCCGCCCAGTGGCTCGCCTCCCTGATCGGCCCGACCGGAGCCCGAGGCGCCACCGGCGCGACAGGTGCCACCGGCGCGACCGGCGCGACCGGCGCGCAGGGAGTACAAGGAACGCAGGGTGCGACCGGAGCACCGGGCGTCGTCCAGTCCGTCAACGGCATGTCGGCCGCCGCGATCACCCTCACGGCCGCCACCGTGGGAGCGATAGCCACCAGCGCCGCCGGCGCAGCGAACGGCGTCGCGCAGCTCGACGCGTCCGGGAAGGTACCCGCCGCGCAGCTTCCCGCGAGCAGCGCCGCGGGCGTGCTGTCCGTCAACAGCATCACGCCGGACGCCTCCGGGAACGTCGCCCTCACCGCCGCCACCGTGGGCGCCGTCGCGACCGCCGCGGTAGGCGCAGCGTCCGGCGTCGCAGCCCTGGGCACCGACGGCATCCTCGCCAGTGCGCAGCGCCCCACCTACACCGCTGCGCAGGTGGGCGCCCTCGCCACCACTGCGCGGGGCGCGGCATCCGGCGTCGCACCGCTCGACGCCAGCAGCGACGTACCCCTCGCCAATATCCCCCCGGCCGCGATCCCGAACGTGTTCATCCCGTCCGACCTCGGCTTTCAGGCGTGGACGTTCGACCCGGCCCTCACGGACGCAACCGCCCAGTACTGCCAGATCGGTTACGTCTACCTGATGGGGATCGCGCTGCGCGCGGCGGCGACCCTGTCGAAAATCTGCTTCTACACCGCCGGCAACGGCGCCACGCAGCCGAATACGCAGTCGTTCGCCGGGCTCTACAACGCAGCGGGAACGCGCGTTGCCCTCACGACCAGTCTCAACAACTGGTTCACGACGAACGAGGGCGCGACCGTCGAGTGCGGCCTGTCCGCGAACTACTCGGCCGCGGCCGGCCTGTATTGGGTCGCCCTGCTCATCAACGGGCCGACGGCCTCGACCAACGGCCCCGGTTTCGCCCGCGGCGCCGCCGCCGGCACGAATCCGTCCGGGCAGGCCCGCGCGTCCACGGTGACGTTCATCCGGCACGGCCGGCTGTCGACCACCGCGCTTACCGCGCTCCCTACTTCTTTCACGCCGTCGAGCGCCATCGTGCCCGACGCGAACGCCATTTGGGCCGCCGTCTACTAGGCCGCCCCGTTCACCCCGCACGCCCGAGCGCACCGCGCCGGGCGTTTTTTCATGCCCAGGAGGCACCCCGTATGACCAGCACCTCGCGCGGCCTCGACGTGTCCGCGTACCAGTCCGCACAGAACTGGACCGCGCTCAAGGCCGACGGCCTCACCTTCGCGTTCGCCAAGGCGAGCGAGGGAGAGAAGAGCCGCGACGCCCGGTTCGCGACACACATCAAGGGCATCAAGGGCGCCGGCCTGGTCGCCGGCGCGTATCACTTCGCGTGGCCGAACCAGTCTGCGGCGAAGGAGGCCGCGAACTACATCGCCGCCGTGAAGCCGTACGCCGGCGCCGGGTTCCTGCACTGGCTCGACCTTGAGCGCTACAGCGACGGCCGCAACTACCGCGGGCGCTCGGCCGCGCAGATCAAGGCGTACGCCTCGGCGTGGATTGCCGCGGTGAAGAAGGCGTTCCCAGGGCAGGTCGTCGGCGTCTACACGTCGGCCTCGGACATCGCCGCCGGGCACGTCCCGTCGGGCGTTCCCCTGTGGTACCCCGCTTACCCGTGGGGTGCCGCAACCTACGCCCGAGCAGAGGCTGCTACTCGGCCCAAGCCGTCCAACCGCACTGTGACGTTCTGGCAGTTCACGTCGACCCCCCTCGACCGGAACATCGCCTACATGTCCCCCTCCGCGCTGCGCGAGTGGGCGAAGGGCGACACCGGCAACGACGACGAGCCGTCGTACACCCCGCCGAAGTTCCCGACCGGCCTCGCCCCGGGCAAGGCCAAGCCGTCGGCCGTCACGCTTCAGCGCGCGCTCAAGGCCGCCGGCTACATGGCCAAGTCCGTTGCCGAGTCGCCGAATTACGGACCCAAGACTCAGGCCGGCGTCGTCAAGTTCCACAACGCCCACCCGACCTACCGCGCCAAGGGCAAGACATCCGACCCAGCCATCGGCCCGAAGGGTTGGGCCGCCCTGTTCCGCCTCGCCTACGACAAGTAGCCACCCCTCGCCCGCCCCGACACCGCGCCGGGCCCCTGTACCCGCACTCTCAGAAACGAGGAACCCCTCATGAACCCCGCCACCAAGCGCACCGTCCGCACCGTCATTCAGGGCGTCGTCATGTTCGCCGTCGCCCTCCCTGCCGTCGTCAGCGCGTCCGGCATCCCCGAGTCCCTGCCGTGGGTCGCCGGCGCCCTCGCCGTCGCCGCCGGCCTCGCCCGCGTCATGGCCCTGCCCTCCGTCGAGCAGCTACTCGACCGCGTCGGCCTCGGCCTCGTCGACGACGACCAGGGCGGTAGCGCGTGACCCTGCCGACCCCGCCCGAGCAGTCCGTCGCCGTCGAGCTGGAAAAGCTACGCGGCACCATGGCCGAGGGATTCGCCCGGGTCGACGGTTCCCTCGCCCTGCTCGTCCAGCGCGGCGACCAGACCGACCGACAGCTCACCGACCTCGACCAGCGCCTCGACGCCCTCGAACGCGCGCGGTGGCCCCTGCCGTCCCTCGCCGCCCTGGTCGCCGTTCTCGGCCTCGCCGTGTCCCTGTGGCAACTCGCCCACCGGTGAGAATCGCCACCCGTATCCGCGCCACCCTCGAACCTTAGGCACCAGCCACACGCCCCCATACGGCCACGAACGGCCGTATGGGGGCGTTGTGTTGTTTCCCGCGCCGCCTGTTCGCCGTAGGCTCACGCCAGCCCGCACGCAGACGGCCCGCCCCCGAATCGCGCGGGGGCGGGCCGTCGCTCCTGGTACGACTCCCTACTCAAGACCGCCGAACCGGCCCGAGGCCGCAGCAGTGACGAAGGTAGTCATCTGCTCGCGGGTGAGCAGCAGTGCAGGCCCGTGCGGGTTCTTGCTGTCCCGAACGGCGATCGTCTCGTCGTCGACTATTCCGCACTCGACACAGTCAGACTGTGCCGCAGACGCCGAAGACTTCCACCACGTCACTGGCAGAGTCGAAGCGTCGCCAACATGGCTCATGTGCTCTTCCTTATCTCGGTGATCAGTTCCGCCGATGTCTCGACCGACTCAGCGGCAGACGTGAGGCGTTGCCACGCATCGCGGTGTGTGGCGACCTTGTCGCGGTCCTCGATGTAGAGGGCCGACGTCAGCGACTCGGCGTGGACGACGTCGAGGTCAGGGTGTGGACCAAACCCCAAGATGGTGAACGTTCCCGTCAGTCCGACGTGCAATGGTGCGTCCGACCGCAGTACCTGAATGTTGACGTTCGGACGCTTCCCCATGGAGAGCAGTCGTCCCAACTGCTCATGCATCAGGCTCGCGTCGTCGGAGGTCGAACGTAGGGCCTGCTCCGCGATGATCGCCCACAGTGCGAGCGGTTCCTCGCGCGTGAGCACGGCCTGCCGTGCGAGGCGTACCTCGACCAGCGCATCGACCCGGGCCTCGATCGCTTCAGACATCGCCGTCGCGCGGATGATCTCGCGCGCGTACTCGGCGGTCTGGAGAAGGCCAGGAATCAGGCCCAGTTGCCACGTCGAGACTGATTCGGCCTCGGCCTCAAGGCTGATCAGGTCCTCGTACACCGGCGTGAGGACGCCCCGGTACGAGTGCCACCAACCGCGCTGTCCGCCCTCTTTGGTGAGCTTGACCAGGGCCGCGCGCAGTTCGTCGCTGACCTCGCGGTCAAGCCGTACGTACAGGTCGAGCAGGTCCTCGACATCCTTTGCCTTGGCCGCGCTCTTGGCCGTTTCCATCCGTGACAGCTTCGAGGAGATGAACGCCCCCTCGGAGCTGTCCGCGACCTCATCGAGGGTGAGGTCGCCGCGCAGGGCGCGCAATTTCGCACCGAGTCGCCGCCGGCGCACTGTTGGCGCACTCACGGTTCCCCCCTCCTGTTCAGTGTCTGGTCCATCAGTCTGCCGTGCCCCCTCATCGCCTGTCACCTGCCGACTTGCCATCCCGCCCCCTCCTCCTGGCGTCATATGCAATTTTCTACACGAGTATGCGTTCTCTTGCGATGCACATGGTTGGAGGAGCACTCTGTGGGAGAGAAATGCGATTCCGCCCACACGCGTGGGACGAAATGCCATGCTCGTGTTGGGACTTGCCCGTGAGGGGACACCATGACTGAACGACGGCGGGAAGCGATCCCCGCCACCCATGCAGCCCAAGTCGGCCCACCACCAGTTCTGTTACTGAAGGGCGAAGCCAAGTCAGCAAAATTTGCACGTGACTTCGTACGTCAATACGTCAAGCACAACTTTCCGGACGCGTCCGAGGACCACGTCGAGACGGTCGTCTTGGTGGCCTGCGAGCTGGTCACCAACTCGATTCGATACGGCACCCGGCCTGGCGACTCTCTACGTATCGAACTAGACACCGACGACACCCGAACACGCGTCGAGGTACACGACCCTGTACGACGGCGCCCCCACCCCCGCCCAGCATCTGACCGACGCGACCGCGGGAGAGGCTTGATCATCCTCGACGCCCTATGCCCCGGCAGTTGGGGCGTCCGCGACCGCCCGTTCGGAAAGTTCGTGTGGGCGGAGGTGAAGGCATCGTGACTGCGCCCGAAGCGAAGGCGCCACCCGGCCCCGGGTTCGTCGCCGGTATCCGCCTGGCGACCGGCGTGCATCAGCAGTTCCTGTTCCCCGTCGCCCAACTGCTCGCTTACCACGCGCCGCCGCGCCTCGACAACGAGAGCGTCAACAGCATCAGCGAGGGCATGCGGGCGTTCGCCGAAGCGCTGTACCTCGGCCCACACGACGGCCCCCCGCCGCACATCGGGCACCGCATCCGCATACGGCAGGGCACGCCGTGGCTCGATTACGGCGACGGCGAGAAACGGCTCGGCCTGCCTGCCGCGCGGTCGTGGGTGAACGTGGTCGAGGTCGGGGGACCGGTCCGAATCCTGGTCCTGTTCGCCCCCCTCGCCGCCGGCGCCGGCCAAACAGCAATCGCCGAACACGTACGCGTTTGCCACGCGCGAGGCGCGATGCGCTGGGGCACGACCTACCACGCGTGAGCAGCCCAAACGCAGAAGGACGGGCCGCCCCGAGGTGGATTGGACCCCGGGTCGACCCGCTGAGGTTCGAGCGTAACGGGTCACAGGTTCCGCCCCACCTACTCAGGAACTGAAGGGCCGAAAGCAGGTGGGGCGGTCGGCAAGGTCAGCACGTGCACACCCCTGTGCCCGCCGGCTCTCGGTCCGGCGGGCACACCGCTCGCCCCCTACGCGACTTCCGCCTCGACTCCGCACCCGTCCGGACCGACCCCGAGGTGCCGAAGCAGGTCGTACCGCGAGATCCGGTAACCGCGGTTGGCCGGCAGCAGTCGCACCGGGTACCGCCCTCCCCTGGCCAGGCTGTACCCCGTCGTACGCCCGAGGCCCAGTGCCCGGTTGGCCGTTTCAAGGTCGACGGTCACCGGCAGATTGATCAACTCGTCATGCGTCATCGCTCGCTCGTCGCTGGTCACGAACTCCCCTCCAGGGTGGTCAACACGCCCTCCTAGCTGGGGCGTTCATCGAACATAACGTATCGATAACGCTTGTGACTACGCAATATGCACTGCTAGCGTGTCGATATGCACAGTCACCAAACGGCAAGCGACACCATCGCCGAGCAGGTCCGCAAGCACCGAGCCCGGCTCGGCCTCAACCGGCAGCAACTCGCAGACGAGTGCGCCCGGTTGGGAGCCACCGACCTCACATACGCAGCGATCACGAACATTGAGACCGGGCGCAGGAACAAGGAGGGCAAGCGACGCCGCGAGGTGACCGTCGACGAGCTGCTCGTGCTCGGCCTCGCCCTCGCAGTGCCCCCGCTCCTTCTGGTGCTTCCCCTGGGGGACGAGCAGACCGTGCCCACTGTGCCCGCGGCCAATCCGCGAGACCCCTACACCGTGTGGAAGTGGTTCACCGGCGAGGAGGCGCCGACGCTCGCCGGCCCCCTCGACGGACGCCACTACGTCAACCCCCGACCCATCGCCGGCGACGGCCCCAAATGGTCCGCCGCATGGGGCACGGCCGCCTATCCCGCGTCGCTGTACCCCGAGTTCGAGCGGCGGCGCGAGGCAGTCCACAGGGCGTATCTGCGCACCGAGACCGCGCAGGCAACGCGCCGCACCGACAAGGAGGGACGCACCACAGCACAGACCGACTACCTGCACCGACTCGAAGAACTCGCGCGCCACATCAACGACATGAACCGCGCGGGGCTCACGATCCCCGATCTACGACCTGACTTGATCGAGGACATGCAGGGGCTCGACATGCTCGACGACCCCGACATCGTCAACCCGAGAGGGACTGAGTGAACGGCACCATCACCAAGCGTTGCGGCTGCCGCGACGCCGACGGCAAGCAGCTCAACGGCTCGTGCACCAAGCTGAGTCAGCGCAGCCACGGCCTGTTCAGCCTCAATCAGGAACTGCCGCCCAAGAAGGGCAACGCGCGTCGCCGCTTCCGGCGCAGCGGCTACGACACCAAGACCAAGGCGCAGGCCGACCTCGACAAGGTGCGCGCGCTCCTCAACATCGCCGACGAGAACGACGTCGAGGGCCGCGCGCGTCTGGCCGACATGCTCGAAACGGTGGGGGCGAGCAAGGACCCGATTCCCGACCACGAGGAGACCCGCCGCAAGTTCGCGACCGGCCAGTCGCTCACGCAGCACATGACCGTCGGCGAGTGGCTCGAACAGTGGCTCGCCGGAAAGAAGGGGCTGCGCACCAGCGGCAAGAACCGGTACGACATCGATATTCGGGTGCACCTCATACCGCGGATCGGACACATCCGGCTCGACCGACTCACCGTGGCGCACCTCGACGAGATGTTCGCCGGCATCGCCGAGACGAACATCGAGATCAACGACGCGAACATCCTGCGCCGCACCGCGCTGGACGAGCTGAAGCTCATCGCCTGGAAGGGAGTTGAGAACCGGCGCCGCCGCAAGGCACTGAAAGAGACCATCGACGCGATGGACCCGTTCCGGCGGATCACGGGAGTAGCGACGCAGCACCACATCAAGGCGACGCTACGGGCCGCCCTGAACGTCGCTATCGGGCGCGGACTGATCATCTTCAACGCAGCCGCGCACGTCGAACTCGAAGCCGCCAAGCGGCCCAAGGCACTTGTCTGGACCGACGAGCGAATCGCCGAGTGGCTGCGAACCGGCATCAAGCCGTCCGCCTGCATGGTGTGGACCCCAGAGCACGCCGGACAGTTCCTCGACTTCCTCGCCGACACCGGCGAGCGCCTGTACGGCCTGTTCCACCTGATCACCTTCCGCGGACTGCGCCGGGGCGAATCAGTCGGCCTGCGCCGTACCGACCGAAGCCGCGCGGCGGGAACGCTCACCATCGCGACACAGCTCGTACAGGATGGTTGGGAGGTCATCGAGAACGCACCGAAGACCGACAGCGGCGAGCGCATCGTCGACCTCGACGAGTACAGCGGGCAGGTTCTCGACGAGCAGGAACTGCGGCAAGAGGCCGAGCGCCTCGAATACGGCGAGGCATGGGTCGAATCGGGGCGCATGTTCACCATGCCTGACGGGTCGTTCATCCACCCCGGATGGCTGACGGACTACTTCGAGCGGCTCGTCGAACTCTCCGGCCTGCCCCCGATCCGGCTGCACGACCTGCGGCACGTCGCCGCCTCGCTCATGCTCGCCGCCGGCGTCGACATCAAGATCGTGTCCGAGACCCTCGGCCACAGCGACACCCGGATCACCCGGGACATCTATCAGTCGGTCATGCCGAAGGCTGCTCGCGACGCTGCCGAGGCGACGGCCGCCATCGTCCCGCGCGGCGCGGCCCGCCTCCCTGATGAGGCGCCCGCCGCGTCGGCTGCCGATCCGCGCGTCGAGCAGGTCGCGCAGCTCGCCCTCGATCACCTCGTCGCGCAGCTCGCCGCAGTCGCCGAGCAGGACGGCCGCACGGTCGAGCAGTTGGTGCTCGATCACCTCGCCGGACGGACCGGCGAGACGATCGCCGGACAGGATGGCCACACCATGGCCACACACGAGGGTGCGAAGATCATCGAGTTCCGCCCCCGCAAAGTATCCGAAATAAGCAAAAGCCCCAGGTCACGGCGAGTGAGTCCTGAGGCTTCCACAGAGCCGCCTTCGGGATTCGAACCCGAGACCTACGCATTACGAGTGCGTTGCTCTGGCCATCTGAGCTAA